CAGCAATGACTACTGACTATGCAGAAGCATTAGGTGATGCCGCTGGTAATGCGTTTGCTGAAATGGCATTCTCAATTGAGAAATCAACTGTGACTGCTAAATCAAGAGCGCTAAAAGCCGAGTACACTATGGAGTTAGCACAAGACCTTAAAGCAATCCACGGCTTAGATGCTGAAACTGAATTATCAAACATCTTATCTGCTGAAATCCTTGCGGAAATCAATAGAGAAGTTGTAAGATCAGTTTACATTGGATCTGAAAAAGGTGCTCAAACTAATACAACAACTGCAGGTATTTTTGACCTAGATACAGACTCAAACGGAAGATGGTCTGTTGAAAGATTTAAAGGCCTAATGTTCCAATTAGAGAGAGATGCTAACGTTATCGCACAAAGAACAAGAAGAGGAAAAGGTAACATGATTATCTGTTCTTCTGATGTTGCTAGTGCTTTACAAATGGCTGGTGTATTAGACTATACTCCTGCGTTAAACAACAACTTAAATGTTGATGACACAGGAAATACTTTTGCTGGTGTATTAAATGGTAAATATAAAGTTTACATTGATCCATATTCAGCAAATACAGCTGCTAAACAATACTTTGTAGTAGGTTACAAAGGTACTTCACCATATGACGCTGGTATATTCTACTGCCCATATGTACCTCTACAAATGGTAAGAGCAGTTGGCCAAGACACATTCCAACCAAAAATTGGATTCAAAACTAGATATGGTCTAGTAGCGAACCCATTTGCTGGTGCTGGTGCGTCTGACAACATTACTGCTGATGGTTTAACATCTGCTAATGCAAACAGATATTACAGAAAAGTTCAAATTGCGAACTTAATGTAATACTTGTTACAAACAAATTTAAAAGGGCGGCCCTAAAAAGTCGCCCTTTTTTTTAGCATAAATAAAAGTATGAAAACGCCATATAAAGAAATTTTAGGAGTACTAGCTGTAATTTTGTTTATGACACTTGTTGCACAAGGGTTAAATTATCTTAATCCTAAACCAAATGTATTAGAAGAATTAGAAGAAAAGATTAAAAAAGTAGAACAAAAAGAGATTGTTTTAACTGAACCTGAAAAACAACTAGAAAAACAAGCTACTGAAAAAGAGTGGCAAGAAGTAGATAAACAAACAGATAAATAGTAGTATGACTACTACAAACTCATACAATAGACAACCTACTAAGTTGGACTATGCAAGTCCTACACAGTTTAAGTTTGGTATTATTAAATTACCAAAAGTAGAATATTTTTGTACAGCTGCAAACATACCTGGTATTACACTAGGCACTTCAAATTTAGCTACACCATTTAAAGATGTGCCAATGCCTGGTGATAAACTAGACTATGATACTTTAAACATATCTTTTTTAGTAGATGAAAATTTAGAAAACTATAGAGAAATACATGGATGGATGACAGGTCTTGGATTTCCAAAAGATTATTCTCAATATAGAACTTTGCAAAGTGCTGGAACAGATAGATACCCAACAACAACAAACGAAACTTATTCAAGTGAAATAGGAGTAACTTCTAAAAATACACCTGATGATGGTGGTTTGTATTCAGATGCTACATTGTTTGTATTGACAAGTAAAAATAATGCCAATATAGAAATACGTTTTAGAGATATATATCCAATCTCTTTATCAGGATTAGATTATAATCAACAAGCTACTGACGTTGACTACTTAACAGCCAGTGTTACGTTTCAATATAAAATTTATGAATTTGCGAATATAAGTGCTAGTGGTACTATAGAAACTACTTCTTAATTACCTACTAAATAATTAAAACAATATAATGGAGATATTATGACCTTTGATGAATTGCAGGCGTTAGCCGAAAAAGACCTCAAGTTAAATGATACTGAACTTGATTTAGAATCATTAAAAACACCACAACTACATAACAAATATTGTAAGTTTCATAATCAATATATTAATCTATTAAAAAAGACCGAGCAAGATAGAGATAGATTATTAAGAGAAAAATGGGAATACTATACTGGTAAAGCTGATCCACAAGTCTACCAAGAAAAACCTTTTAATATAAAGTTACTCAAACAAGATGTTGACAAATATATTAAATCAGATGATGATCTAATTAAACTAGAACAAAAGGTAACCTATATACAAAGTGTTGTGGATTACTTAGATAAAACAATTCGTATTATTTCAAATCGTACATTTCAAATTAAAAATGCCATAGAGTGGAAAAAGTTTACTTCTGGTATTATCTAAGATGTTTACTCCTAAACCTTATAACATATATCAGTCTGTTATATCAAAAAACGATTGCAGTAAAATCATCAAGGTTGGAGAACAACAAAATTTAATTGATGCTAAGATACAAGAAGGTAATCAAAATAATCGTAAATCAGCTGTGTCTTGGATTAAAGATAAGTGGATTGAAAATACCTTATCATCTACAATTGAGATGTGTAACAAGACTTGGAACTTTGATTTAAAAGAGTATGAGCCTTTTCAATATACTGTTTATAAGAAAAATGATTTTTATGATTGGCACATTGATACACACAATAAACCATATTCAAATGGTTTTATACGAAAATTAAGTTTTACTTTGTTACTAAATGATGACTATGAAGGTGGTGAATTTGAACTATGTATACCAAATCCCAAACAAGAAAAAAATAACTATATGAAATTAAACAATAATCAAATAGGAACTATGATAGTTTTTCCTAGTTTTATTTGGCACAAAGTTAATCCTGTTATTAAAGGTATAAGAAAATCTTTGGTAGGTTGGATTGTAGGAAAATCATTTGTCTAATATGCAAAATATAATTGTAGATAAACTTAATGACGTTTACATTAAAATAGACGCTGACGCTTCTATTCGTAGAGAACTTTCAGACTATTTTTCATTTGAAGTTCCTGGTTATAAGTTTACACCACAGTTTCGTAATAGAGTTTGGGATGGCAAAATAAGATTATATTCATATGCTACAGGTCAAATGTACGTAGGACTATATCCATATCTAAAAGACTGGTGTAAAAAGAAAGATATTCATATAGTTGAATCTAGTGGTATTTTAACACGTAGCAATGTCTCAGCCGCCGATATAGAGGGTATGATTGAGGAGTACGATCTATCTATTAAACCTAGAGATTATCAAATAGAAGCGTATAAATTCGCTTTAGAGTGTGAACGAGGACTAATTTTATCACCTACAGCCTCAGGTAAATCACTTATTATCTATATGTTAGTAAGACATTATTTAAATATGATAAACAATAATGTTTTAATTATAGTTCCCACAACGTCACTAGTAGAACAGTTATATAAAGACTTTAAGGACTATGGTTATGATGTAGAAACAAACGTCAGTAGAAAATATCACGGATATGATATTGATGAAGATAAGAGAATAGTCATCTCAACATGGCAATCATTATACAAAATGCCTAAAAAGTTTTTTGAAGATTATGGTGCTGTTATAGGTGATGAGGCTCATTTGTTTAAGGCAGTTTCATTAACAAAAATAATGACAAAACTTACAGATTGTAAATATAGAATAGGTCTTACAGGAACACTAGACGATAGTAAAACTCATAAGTTAGTATTAACAGGTTTATTTGGTATAGTCAATAGAGTTGTATCAACAAAAGAACTCATTGATAGAAAGCAGTTAGCAAATTTAAAAGTAGTTTGCTTAAACTTAAAATATCCAGAAGAAGAATCTAAAAAGGTATATGGTGTAAAATACTTTGAAGAATTAGAATATCTTACTCAAAACAAGGCTCGTAATAAATACATACGAAATCTTACCTTAGCACTAAACGGAAATACTTTATGTTTGTTTCAGCTAGTTGAAAAACACGGTGAAATTTTATTTAACTTAATTAAAGAAAAGGCAGACCCTAAACGAAAAGTATTTTTTGTTTATGGTGGAACAGAAACAGATGATAGAGAAAAAATTAGAGCCATCACAGAAAAATCGGATAACGCAATTATTATCGCTTCTTTCGGGACGTTCAGCACTGGTATCAATATTCGTAATTTACACAACATTATTTTTAGTAGCCCTAGTAAAAGCCCTATAAGAGTATTACAAAGTATTGGCCGTGGTTTAAGAGTTGGTGATAAAAAACAAAGTGCTACAGTTTATGATATATCTGATGATTTAACATATAAAGATAAAAAGAATTTTACGTTAACCCATTTTCAGGAAAGAGTTAATATCTATAATAGAGAAAGCTTTAACTATGAAATACACACCGTTAATTTAGATAAATAGTTATATGAAATCTTTAGACATTAAAAATGCTAAAATCATACGTCTAGTTTCTGGAGAAGAAATTGCTTGTAAATTGGACGATTCAAGTGCTGAAGAAACTGTAAAAAAATCTCGTTTGGTTAGATTGAAGGATCCTATGTTAATTAAATATGTTCCTCAATTTACTGAAATGGGTATCACAGATTATATAGCCCTAGTGCGTTGGGTAGGATTTACTAGAGATAAGATAGTTACTATACCAATAGATAAAATACTTACCATTTGTAATGCTACTCCTGAGTTTAGTGAAAGATATACACAGATTGTAGGAAAACTAGCAAATGTCAAGGACAATCTTCCTTCCTATATAGAAAGAAATATGAACAATGAAGAATTCGAGCGGTCTAAAAGACATGATGATATTGATGAAGGCAAACTTGAAGAAGTAAACGATATAATAAATATGCCAAGTAAGAAGTTACACTAGATAGGTAGCCAGGGTTCTACTGAACAACCCACATGGGTATTATAACAATGAAATTAGATTATGTCAAGCGACCATGAAAATTAGATTTTATAAAAGACTAGATGGTATGAGATGGTTAGGCTTTGTACTGGCCATGATAGGTGCCTACATACTATCAAATGCAAATCCTAGCACTCAATGGGTAGGATGGTCAATTGCAACAGTATCCTGTAGTATATGGATATACATGGGTATAAAAGATAAAGACACACCTAGAGCACTCATGGAACTTATGTATCTATTACTTGCATTAAGAGCTATTTACAATTGGTTAATATGATAGACCATTGACAAAAACAACCAAATGTAGTATTATATAATTATGACTAAAACTAGAAAAAGATCAGCACATTATGTAGATAACAAAAAGTTTCTACAGGCGATGATAGAGTATAAGGATAAGTGTGATAAGGCAGAAAAAAGAAATAGAAAGACACCACGAGTTACAAATTATATTGGCGAATGTTTTTTAAAGATTGCAAATCACTTATCTTATAGACCTAACTTTATTAATTATACCTTTAGAGATGATATGATTTCTGATGGTATAGAAAACTGTTTACAATATCTTAAAAACTTTAATCCAGCAAAATCAAATAATCCATTTGCTTACTTTACACAAATTATTTACTATGCTTTTATAAGAAGAATACAAAAAGAAAAAAAACAAACAAATATTAAGTATAGAATGATTGAACAAGGAAATATAGATGAATTTTCTGTATTGCCAGGTGACACAAATAACGATTATAAAAATCAGTTTT